GAACATCTAGCAAATCAACTAGATGACTTATCCACACAAATAGATGAAGGCAAAGCCCCATACGACCAGCAGCAGAAGCTAACATTAGAGTTTTACGAAAAGCGGCTAAATGCATTGGAAGAAAACTTAGAGAAATTAAGAAATGGAAATCATTAAAACCATAACGCTTATTTTGTACATGGGTGGTGACGTTTCTGAACACACGGCATTTGAAAAAATATCAAAATGTTTAAAAGCTAAAAGAACGATAGAAAGGAACTTGTATAAAAAGAGCCAGACAGTGCGATACTCTTGTGAAAATAAAACAGTAGAAGTATCTAAAAATGCTGACGGTTCCAGTTATATAGTTCGTATAGTGGAATGATTGTATTTGTGCTATACGTGTACTTAGGCGCAAACATAATAGATAAGACACAAAAATTTGTAGACATGGACAGATGCCTATACTTTGCTGAAAGGTTGTCCAGACAACAGGCGGTTCCAGCGGGTGGTGGTAAAAGAAAAAAAATAACTGCAGTATGTAGACCACAACCCAAGTAGGAACCCCTAGCCATGATTGCCGAAACTTTAGCAGGAATAGCATTGGTAAAAAGTGCTGTGGACGGCATTAAATCTGCAATCGGCACTGCTAATGATATAAGTGATATTGCTGGTCATATAGATAACCTATTTGCTGGCGAAAAACAAGTACAACAAGAACGTGCTAAAAAGGCTGGGGTAGGTATATCAGACCAGTTTGGCGTAAACAATGTAGCACGCGATGTTATTGACGCTAAAATTGCAGCAGAAAAATTACAAGAAGTAGCCACTATGGTAGATATGCGGTTTGGGCATGGTACGTGGAAGGGCATTTTAGCTGAGAGGCAGAAGCGAATACAAGAAGCTAGAGAAGCAGCGGCTAAAGCCAGACGAGAAGCTCAACGAGCACACGATGAAATGATGGAAAATGTAAGGATGACTGCTTTAGTCAGTATAGTAATTGGCACTGCCGTGGGGCTTTTAATTCTAGCAATTGCTATTTTACCTAAATAATCTAACAGAGGGCAACGGATGACCAAGCGTAATTACAGAGCTGAGTATGATAAATACCATGCAAAGCCAAAGCAAAAGAAACGACGGGCATCTCGTAATGCGGCTAGAGCCATTATGGCTAAAAAGGGCAAGGTTACTAAGGGTGACGGTAAAGACGTACACCATAGTACTGGCAATCCCATGAATAACAAAAGACTAGCTGTTAAATCTCGTAGCGCAAACCGTTCTTTTGCGCGAACTAAATCAGGAAAAAAGGTGAACCCCCGTGCCTAAACAACTTACAGAATTGCAAAATAACTTCTTAGATGCCTTATTTGGCGAAGCTAAAGGTAGTTATGCTAAAGCTATGCGTTTAGCTGGGTACTCGACAAGTACTAATCCTTATGCTATAATACAAGCATTACGTACAGAAATTATAGAACGTGCTGAATTAGAGATGGCAGCTAACGCGCCGAAAGCCGTTTTATCAATGGTCGGTGTCATTGATGACCCGTCAGCCGTAGGTAATAGAGAAAAACTGGCCGCTTCCCAACAGGTGTTGGATAGAGTTGGTCTTTCTAAAGTAGAAAAACTAAACGTTTCTTCAGATAAACCAATTGGGGTATTTATTTTACCAGCAAAAGATGATGACACTAGCTCAGAAATTGAATCCAACTGAACGATACGAAAGAACTAATGGCCCCAGAGTACCGTGGGGATACAAGAGGTCAGAACATGACCGCCAGCTCCTAGAGCCCGTTAATGAGCAATTAGAGGCGCTGGAGCAGGGTCTAGACTACTTGAAGGCATCCTCCTACCCAGAAGTAGCAAGATGGCTTACAGAGTACACAGGGCGCTCTATAACCCCTATGGGTCTGTGGAAACGTGTAAAGACAGACAAATCAGACAGACGGAAGTATGCTGAACAAAAACGCCGTACCGCCAAGGCCCAAAACGAAGGCAACATCAACACCTCAAACTAAAGAGGAAAAAGAACAGGCTCGCCTAGCTAAACAAAAACGTTCTGCACGTATGCAACTTAATATGGCGCAGAAGAAGATACAGAAGCTTGAGCGCCTTGAGAACCCAGAACCCGAAATTCAAATCATGGGTACTTCTGGATTTGGGCAGGTTAATGAAGAACCCGAAGATAAAATCCTGTTTGAGCCAAATCCTGGCCCCCAAACGGATTTTCTTGCGGCACCTGAGCGCGAAGTCTTATATGGCGGCGCAGCCGGAGGCGGCAAGTCTTACGCTTTGATTATAGACCCGTTGCGCTATTGCAACAACAAGAACTTCAATGCGCTAATTCTACGTAGAACAAATGATGAATTGCGTGAACTGATACATAAAAGTCAAGAGATGTACCCGAATGCTTATCCGGGTGCAAAATGGATGGAAAAGAAAAGCCAATGGGTTTTTCCGTCCGGTGCCAGAATATGGATGACCTATCTAGAACAGGACAAAGACGTTCTACGTTATCAGGGTCAAGCGTTTACATATATTGGTATAGATGAATTAACACAGTATGCTACACCTTATGCTTGGGATTATTTACGCTCGCGTCTTAGAACAGCAGACCCTTCGCTCCCAGTCTTCATGCGGGCGACAACAAACCCTGGCGGACCTGGACATATTTGGGTTAAGAAAATGTTCATCGACCCGTCCACCCCTGGAAGACCCTTTTGGGCGACGGATATTACCACCGGTGAAACCCTCACTTACCCAAGTCGGCATTCTAAAGCGGGTCAGCCTCTTTTCAACAGGCGTTTTGTGCCAGCTAAATTGTTGGATAATCCATATTTGTACGAAGCAGGCGATTATGAAGCCATGCTGCTCTCACTGCCCGAAGTACAGCGTAAACAATTATTAGAAGGGTCTTGGGACATTGCTGAAGGCGCGGCGTTTTCGGAATTTGATAGGCGCGTACACGTTATTGACCCATTTGAAATACCGAACTCATGGAGAAAGTTCAGGGCTTGCGATTATGGTTACGCTTCTGCTTCTGGCGTTCTTTGGTTTACTGTAGACCCAACCAACGAAACTTTAATTGTTTATCGAGAACTATATGTAAGCAAAGTACCAGCTAAAGAACTGGCACATATGGTTCTAGAAGCTGAGGATGGAGAATCAATACATTATGGCGTACTTGATTCATCACTCTGGCATAAGCGAGGGGATACAGGACCATCCCTTGCAGAACAAATGATTGTTGAAGGGTGTAGGTGGCGCCCATCTGACAGAAGCAGGGGTAGCCGTGTGGCAGGTAAGAACGAACTACACCGGCGCCTACAGGTTGACGAAGAAAGTGGCAGAGCCGGCATTGAGATAATGAACAATTGCACTAATCTAATTGCCCAGCTTCCTACACTTCCAATGGATAAGACTAACCCAGAAGATGTCAACACTAAAGTAGAAGACCACTTATATGATGCGTTACGATATGGTATTATGACGCGTCCAAAATCACGTTCCGTTTTTGATTTTTCTGGTGGACCACCAAATCAACGATGGCAACCCGCTGATGCAACCTTTGGATATTAATTATGGCTGATGAAGAACATATTGAAGCGCTAGTATTTGAACCAGTTTCTGGTTCTGAAGCACTTGCAGGGTATATTTCAGGTAAATTTGAAAGTGTGGAATCTAGCCGTCTTGAAGAAGAAGAGCGTTGGTTAAATGCCTATCGTCAGTATCGTGGACTGTATGGCACAGAAACACAGTTTACGTCTACTGAAAAATCTAAAGTATTCATTAAGATTACAAAAACTAAAGTTCTAGCGGCATACGGTCAAATCATTGATGTATTGTTTGCCGGTCAGCGGTTTCCTTTAGGAGTTGAATCCACACTGGTGCCAGAAGGTGTTGAAGAAGCTGTACACTTTGACCCTAAAGATGATACTAACGCTATGGATGAACTCCAAAGCAAGTACGGTTTTCCGGGTGATGGTGCAGAACTTCCACTTGGTGCTACAAGTCAGATGCTTGATGACCTAAGCCTAGGCGTATTTTCCGAAGAACTGGGCGAGCTAGGTGATAAGCTACGAGTAGGTCCGGGCAAAACTGGTACATCCCAAACCTACCGCCCTGCAGAAACTGCAGCCAAACGCATGGAAAAGAAAATGCTTGACCAGCTAGAAGAGTCAAGTGCTTCTAAGCATCTGCGGCATACCGCGTTTGAGATGGCCTTGTTTGGTACAGGCGTACTAAAAGGGCCGTTTGCTTATGATAAAGAATACCCTAACTGGGATGAAGAAGGTAACTATTCTCCCATTATTAAAACCGTACCCAAGGTAGAGAATGTTTCTCTATGGAACTTGTACCCTGACTCAGACGCAAAGAACATGGATGAGTGCGAATTTGTTATTCAACGCCACCGTTTAAGCTTCTCTGAATTACGCAATCTTAAAAAGCGCCCATACTTCCGGCATGATGCTATTGATTCTGCAGTTACCATGGGAACTAACTATGTACGTAAATGGTGGGAAGCAGACCTTGAAGATTATCGCAATACTTATGACGTAGAACGATTTGAAATTCTTGAGTATTGGGGCAACATTGATAAAGACAAAGCTGAAGAAGCCGGTCTTGAAATACCAAGTGAACTTGATGACCTAGACACGCTACAAGTAAACTGCTGGGTTTGCCACAACCAAGTCTTGCGTCTGGTTATCAACCCTTTCACTCCAAAGCGCATTCCCTACTTTGCCGCACCATACGAGTTAAACCCTTACTCATTCTTTGGTGTTGGCCTAGCTGAAAACATGACTGACACACAGGCACTAATGAACGGCTTTATGCGTATGGCTGTTGATAACGCTGTTCTGTCAGGCAACTTAATCTTTGAGATTGATGAAACCAACCTTGTTCCGGGCCAAGACCTAGAACTGTATCCGGGTAAGGTATTCCGCCGCCAAGGTGGAGCACCGGGTCAGTCGCTGTTTGGAACTAAGTATCCTAACGTATCACAAGAAAACATGATGATGTTTGATAAGGCCAGACAGCTTGCTGATGATGCTACAGGCATTCCATCGTACTCGCATGGTCAGACAGGTGTTCAAGGAACTGGACGAACTGCGGCAGGTATTTCTATGCTTATGGGTGCTGCCCAAATCAGTATTAAGGGCGTTGTTAAAAACATTGATGATTACTTGCTACAGCCATTAGGTGAGGCATTCTACGCATTTAACATGCAATTTGATTTTGACCCTGCTGTTCGAGGCGACTTAGAAATTAAAGCACGTGGTACAGAGAGCCTTATGAAGAACGAAGTTCGTAGCCAACGTTTGTTACAGCTTCTCCAGATTGCCGGCAATCCTAACCTAGCATCGTTTGTTAAGTTTCCTGTTGTATTGCGGGAGCTGGCACAAGCCATGGACTTGGATGCTGAAAAGATTATCAATGATGAACGCGAAGCATTCCGCCAAGCAGAAATCATTAGAGCCGCTGGCGGTATGGCTGGCCCAGAAGAACAGGCCGCTGGTATTAATCCAATGGATATGTCTGGCGGAGGCGGTGGTAACATCGGTGTAGGCGGGGCGGCAGTTCCAGGAGAACAGGGCTTCAGTGCCGCACCGGAACAAGCACCACAGCCAGAAGGTGGGCAAGCAATGGGCGCACAACTAGCCAGCATAATGGGCGGACTTAAATGACCCCAGAAATAGCTAAGAAACTTTTACCCCTCGTTAATGTTAAGCGCAATCTTGATGCATTAGAAATGTACATGGAGTC